GCCGCATGGTGCGTCTGACATTTGCCACGACAGGAGAATCACATGGCTAACACAACTTTCAGCGGACCAGTGCGTTCGCAAAACGGTTTCCAAGATATTACAATTGCCGACAACACAGGCGCGGTTACTGTTAATTCTACATATAACAATGACGCCACTATAGGCGGCGACCTAACGGTAGCTGGGTCTATATTTTCTGGCGGAATTCCCACCTTAAAAGGTCTTACCGTAACGGCTAAAGCCACAGGCGCGACCATTTCATATGTTGCTGGAATTAACATCAACCCATTTACAGGCGCAGCACAGCAGGTCACTACTCTACCAGCCGCGACAGTCGGCGTTGTGTGTGTACACGCTCAGTCAGTAGACACGACTGGCGGAACCGCTTTCTTGAGTTTTGATTGCGCGGGTAGTGACGCCTATGAAACAGGCAGCGTTATGGAAAGCCGTACTAGCAGCGCAGTCACGTTTGATGCGTCAACTGCTGGGGAAACTTTGTTAAAGTTTACGCCTGCTAACGCAGCAACGAACTTGATGAGTATTGGCTCTTACATCTACTTCACTTGCACAACCGCAGGTCTGTGGAATGTTTCGTATAACCTTCAGGGTCTTGGCGCAGCTACTACAGGTACGTTTGTTTTCGCAGCCTAATAATCATTTTGGTTGGGAGCTTCGGCTCCCACCTATAACCATAGGAGATTAATATGGGCGTACAAACAGACGTACAGGTCAAATTTATAGCCGACGAAAATGCAGCCGATCCTGATCGGTTGGTTACAGCAGCTAGACCAAACACATCAGCAACAATGGCGACAACTACCTTCTTAGGTGGCGGCGCTAGAAATGTGACTGTGACCACTACAGGCACTGGCGACAACGGAAAAACGTGTACCGTCACAGGCAGTGATGTTTTTGGCAATGCCATGACTGAAGTGATAACATCCACAGGATCTGCCGAAGCAGTGGCGGGAGCTAAATTATTCTTAACTGTTAGCGCAGTGGAATGCTCTGCCCAGTATGCTGCAAACATCACAGTTGGCTCTGGCTCACTTTGTGCCAGTGCAGTGGCTGGCGGTGGTCGCACTCGTTTGAAAGGCTATTCAATTGTATCAGCAGGAACGGCAGGGCTAGTTGATTTCTACAATGGCACTCCAGAAGATGGCACAATTATTTTTAAAGCTCAGACAATCGGGACAGACAACTCGACTGTGGACAATACTATCCCAGATGAGGGCATGTTGTTTAAGAGTGGGCTGGCTGTCGGCTATACAGTTGCAACAGTTGTATTAGCGAACGTGTTCTTCGCATAGGGGAAATAAATGGCAACTTCTGGAACCGTAGCGTTTAGACCTGACATACAGGAAATAATCACTGAGGCGTTTGAGCGTTGCGGTCTTGACCCACAAGTTCAGACGGGTGACCGGGCTGTGTCAGCGCGGCGCAGCCTTAACCTCCTCTTCTCTGAGTGGGCCAACCGGGGCATTAACTACTGGGCGCTGTCACAGAACACTTTGACGCTCGTAGACGGCCAGACAACGCCGTATCCCCTGCCAGCAGGCACAATCGACATCATGGACGCCGTTGTGCGTGATAGCTCTGGCACAGATACGTCTGACCAGATCATTAATCGTGTGTCGATTTCAGATTACAATCAACTGCCAAACAAAACCTCTCCCGGCAAGCCAAGCCAGTACATGCTGGACAAGCAGATAACGCCGCAGATCTACATTTGGCAAATACCAAACAGGACAACGTACAGCATCATATACTGGGCTGTGAACCAACTTGAGGACGTTACGGCGTCCAATCAAGATGCGGACATCCCGTATCGCTGGAATGAGTGCATCTGCGCTGGTCTGGCAAGTAAGTTATCACTGAAGTTTGCAAACGAGAAGTTCCAGATCTTAAATGAAATGTACGAACGGGCGTTCTCCTTTGCGGCTTCTACTGACAATGACGGTGTAAGTTTAATGATTCAGCCAACCGCGCTGAATTTATCCTAATGGCAAAATACGCAAGAGGACAAAAATC